TCTTCCGTTATGGTGATATCTTCGATTACCCCGGCAGATCGTTCGGTGATCTCCAGTTGAAATGGATCTCCTGCGGTATGCACGGAGAACGTAGTCGAGGAGTTTGTTATATCCCCACTTGGGGTTACGTTGGTGCCAGACCATGAGGTGTAATCTCCGCCCATGACTTCTGTTTCTATAACTCTGTCAATGGTTGTAGTAGTGGTAGTCGTCGCTTGCATACTCCCCTGTGTGAAGTTGGGGGTAACGGTCTGAGCGTTAGCTACAGCAGGTACCAAAAATAGTAGTGCTAGTAGTTTAATCATTCTTTCTTTTCTCTTGTAATTGAGAATGTTGCAAGTGTGCCGCTAAGAATAGAGGCAACATATGTGGGATCCATCTTCTCCATCCATCCGGCATAAGACGCAGTCAAGAGTCCTGCGGACCAGACGAGGACGAGGAATTTGATAAATCCTTCTTTTTTGTTATCTTTGTCCAAGCTGTTTTAATTAGTGGTTTGAATACTGAAACAAGTTGTTTAAAGACTGCTGTTGCTGTAAGGGTGGCTGCAACTGAAACAGTGGCAGTACTGACAGCAGTTACCAGAATCTCTTGACTCGGTACTGGTATCTCTTTGTCGAGTACCGGTAGTTTGATGTACTTAACTTCTGGTGAGCTAGAAGGAGTTTGTTGAGGTGAAGATGTTTTACCTTCTATCGGCTTCCCCTTTACCCCCGGTGGTGGACGTAAGTCACTAGGAGGTACTACAAGCGGCTTGTACCGTGGTAATTCAACGCTTGGTACCTCAAGTACTGGTCGAGGTAATTTAATAGGTTCAGGGAGTGTTAATGAGGGGAGTATGGGTGGTTCCCCAAGATCCATCAGAGCTTAGGCGCAGGGAACAATCCGTTGGCAATAAACTCAACGGCTTTATCATCGATTTCGTTGTCTGTTGATTCAGATAGCTTACGCAGCATATCAATCAACAGGATTTTAACTTTGTCTGAATTCAGGAATGAAAACAGTACAGGACGGATAAGTGTAATCATGGTTTAGTTGGCCAGGTAATGTTTAATGGAAAACCCTCTTGGGTTGGTAGGTCACGTAGTGCTTGTCGGTAAGTAGCCCAAGCAGCAGTATCTACAGGAGCGTCAGGGAGTTGGGTCCAATCACTTTCAGATAGACGATTGTTACGGTCTTCCCGTATTTGAGCGACTCTGTCTGCTTCAATGCGTTGGGTTTCTTCATTAGAAAGTTGAATTATGTTCCACTTTTGAATCCAAGCACCTTCTTCTAAAACAGGAGTACCTTCTTGTAGTTTTTGTGTTTCATATTCAAATGATGGTTGTGGAATAGAGTTAATTTTAACTACACCAAATTCCACAAGATCTTGATCCTCCAATGGCAGTGTAAAGCTAGTATTAGGAAACTTCCGCCTAATATCTACCAAGCCAATCGGATATTTTGTAATTGAATTATTCTCTATAAAAGCAAGAGTCATTATATTTATAAAGTAGTTAAGGTAGAAGTTATTGAGACGTTAGAGTTAGTCCAGTAGTCAGCACTATCGCTATAAGAAGTTGTTTGTATTGAGCCACTGTGAGAAGAAACAGTATGGTACGACGTGTAGTTATCTGTTTTAGTACTTACACTATAAGTCCAATTACCGTATGTTCCAGTTAAACTACCATCTAGTGGTAGTTTTAGTAGTGCAAGTGCACCATTGTTACTCCAACTGTGGTAATAAACTCCAGTGACGTATAAAGCATCATCATTATCGTCAATAGTCATACTATAGGGGAGAAAATATTGAGCAGCTTCAACCGAACGCTGCCACTGTAGAACACCAGAGCTATTGTATTTCGCAATATAACATCGAGGAGACTGAAATACCAGTATGTAGGGATTACCTGCACTGTCCAGACATACCCAGTCTGCATCCTGAGTCCCACTACCTCCAAATTGTTTCTCCCATTGGAAGACACCAGAACTGTTTAATTTAATCAAATAAACGTCTCCATTCATGCCAGTAATAATATAGATATTACCAGAATTATCTACAACCAATTTGCTAGGAATTGTGTCGGAACTGTAATACAGCTGTTTATGCCATTGAGCCGTGCCTGAATTATTGTATTTGATAATTTCAGCTCTATATCTAACTGAATCCCATGAATAACTTAATGAGTAAAAATTGCTCGAACTGTCTACGCCACCATGAGCTGTGTAATACGCAACCCCGTACGAATTAGACTTATTTCGTTGCCACTGTAGAACACCAGAGCTATTGTATACTACTAATCCTGCTCTGTAAGGGGTAGGATAACCTCCAGCTCGGAATGATACACACACATTGTCAGAACTGTCTATAACAGGTGAGAAATAAACTATCTGTTCACTGGTCATAGTGAACTCTCGTTGCCATTGGATAGTGCCTGAACTATTATATTTGATCAATAATCCATGGTATTTACCAGTATTAGAACTTGCTTGATTGCTATATCCAACGAAATAAACGTTACCTGCGCTATCTACTACAGGAGGACCATTCGGCAAAACCCAATACGGGTCTGCCCAAGGCCATACCACTGCTTTCTGCCATTGAACATTACCGTCTTCATCAAGCTTGATATGTACAGGCGTCCAGGGGTCGGTCGACGTTTGGGTGAAGTAGGCATTGACATAAACAGGACTCGAACCATCAACACACACTCCCCTAGCATATATGTTTCTACTGCTATGTTCAAACGTGTTAATCCAATAACTTCCACTACCGCTAGCACCACCTGCGCCTAATAAGATTTTACTTGAAGTTAAATCCATTAAATCTCTCTCTCTTTGTTAGTTTGTGTAATCTGCAAGTGCAGCACCACGCCAACGAGTGCCACCGTCATCAGTCACAAACACAAATAGATGTGTCTTGCCAGCGGTAAGTGTAGGAGCAGTCCCTGCAGGCCATTCAAGACCTGACCACCAAGTAATAGTCCCACTGGTATGTGTAAGCTCAAGTGTGAATGAATACGCCGTCCCCGACGCTGGTACATTACTTACAGTAAACGTAGAGTTTGCATTAATAGTTTTGGTGAAATAATTACCAGCGCTGCAATCAATATTAAGTGCAGAAACTGCTTGAACAGCTTGACCTACAGAAGAGATAGTATTTTTTGTGTGATTAAAATTGACTGCCATTAACAATCCTCCGCATTAGCAAATTCAAGTTGTGTTTTCAGCCAATTGTAAGCAGATTGCAGCGGGTTATCAGCAGGTTGTAGTTCAGAAAATTGACCCATGTAAGGTTGATCGAGCACTGGTCTTTTCCCTTGTTCCGCTGCTTCTCTGCTTGTAAAGTACTGAACAATTAAAGAGAAACTATTTTGATCGCATTTAAACAAAATAATTTTTGCGTAAGCATTGTCGATTGGAATACCGATAGAAGTATCAGTAATGTTTTGAGAAAGAGCCATAATTAATTAAAGAGTGTTAAGTTCAGTAGAATGCAAAGTGCACAGCCAGTCGATAGTTGTACTAGCTTGACCAGTAACTTTTACAACAAAAGAAGCAATTGCTGTGGAATAAGTGAGAATATCTAAAGATATATCCCAAGTGGAGGAATTAGTCTCTTCCATAAGTACATTTATATTCGGTGTCCCAACAATTACTGGTGCATTAGTGCCGTTTTCCCACTTAACTACTGCAGTGAAATCCCAAGCTTTTGCGAGGCTGTAGTCAGATTTTGCGGCAACACATGTCCCTTTTATGACGTGCATTTGGTTAACTGCAAGTCTAAAAGTATTCCAAACAGAAGAACTAGAAGTTTGAGTATCAGCGTTTAATGTGGTCTGAGTTGCGTCAGTTGTCTGTCTCTTTACGTTTTGAATTTGATATTGAGCATCTCCGAAGTTGCTGTTTTTACCAGCAGGGATAACAAAAACACCCGTTCTCCCCTTTGAATCTCCTCTGTAACCTCCAATACATGTGCTGTAATCAGTAGAAGCAGTATGGTCACCAAGGCAAATAGCGGAATATCCACTAGCAGAACCAGAGCCAAAAGCTAATGAATTATCCGCAGTATAGGCACCACTTCCCCCAAGGACAGTCGCATAACTACCAACAACATCATGCATCCGTCCGCCACAAATAGCTGAATTATACTCACCACTATCTATTTCATTTCCATAGCCGCCTGCAATAACATTATTACCACCGCCTGTTCCAATTTTATTTCCAGTACCTCCGCTTAAAACAGAGTAGTTTGATCCGCAAACGTGATCGGCAAAACTGCGATCTGTTTGTAAATCTACTGAATTACTACCTCTTTTATTGCCACCAGCAGCGGCACTGTCAGGGACAGCAGCTAACAAAGAGCCATCACCTTTAGGCACAATTGCAACATCGGCGTTAGTTGAACCAGCGTTAGAAGTTAAACTGCTGACATGATATGTTGAATTAGGGCTTGTTTCATGATCGGCTTCAGTGAATTCAGTGAGGCCACCACCACCAGCATTATTGTCAACATAAGCTTTTACTGATTGTTGGGTTGGTACCTTTGTATTGGAGTTAGAAGACATGTTATCTTCATCTACTACAAAACTCATGCTTGCAGTAGTGGTATCACTCTCCATGACTGCACCAGCTGCAGCTACATTAGTTGCATCAGTTACATCAGCATTGGTTTCAATACCATCCAGCTTTGTTTTAAGTGTAGTAGTGAAATTCTTTTGAGTTAATCCACCGTCACCAACTGAATAAGTAGTATCGGTATCAGGTGGTACTACCCAAGTACCGTCACCTCTAAGGAATTTGCCACCATGTGAAGCTGGTAATGTTGGAGCTAATCCAGCAGCAGAAGTACTTACAGTACTGTAGGTAGTATTGTTGTCAGCATCCCAAACTGCTGCTGAACCGTTCCATTTTAAAAACTCACCACTACTGGGTGTGTCTACAGTTTGAACAACGTCAGAGCTGTCTGGGATATTAGATGCCTTCCACTTCTCACCATCCCACGTGTAAGTAGCACCATTAGCAAGAGAGTATGTTTGTCCATTTGTTGGACTGCTTGGAAAATTAAGTGTCATAATTAAGTCTTGATAATAGCCTTCATTGCAAGGTTACGTGGACGGGTTTCATCAGGTGTTCCAGCAGTAACAGGGTAATTGCCTGTAGATGCAGAGCCTCCCTGGGCAGTAGTGTTATGTGAAGAACGAGGTAGTGAGCCGGCTGAATAAGTTGTCTGGTTGGCCGCTAAACTAACACTATGTAGGTGCTGCTTAACGTTATCCTCTTGAGCCGAACCCAAACCACGTCCAGTATCTACACCACGACTGTTGTCTAAACCACGGATAAATTCACCACGTAGATCAGGTAGTTGGAAGTGAAGTGCAGCATTAAATGCTCCACCACCAGGCACGGTATATGCACTGTTATTAGCGTCGTACTGCCACTTATAAGTGTTAGCACCAAGAGCAGTATTCAAAGCTGAGTAATCAGCAATCAGCAAGATCTCACCGTTACATTCTTTCCAACCTGATGGGATAGCTGAAGAACCAGGCCAATACATGATTGCACCAGTTGGTACAGCAGAGACACTGATAGTGCACTCATTTGCAACAGTGTTATCTAAGGAAACACCAGTACCAGCTTTGAGTTTTACGTCATCGTTGGTAGTGCTGTCAGACAAACGAATACGGAAATCACCACCGTCATTAGCACCAGCAAGGCTGTAAGTTGTATCTTGATCATTAACCCAACTCAGTACACCACTACCATTTGTTTTAAGTAGTTGGTTGGCATTACCATCATCTGTGGGTAGCGTCAGTGAATAACTGCCTGTAAGTGTAGGTGGTTTAATTGTTACACCATAACTGCCATTTACATACGTCGTACCAGTGTTGTTGGCGAAACTTACGACACCTGTACCATTTGGATTAAGGGTGACATTACCGTTACTAGTACTAACAATCGAATAACTGTTGACATCAAGATTAGCCCCTAGTTGAGGTGTTGAATCTGCAGACAAGTCTGTCAAATAGGTAGCGCTAAGGTCTGGGATGTCAGCTGTATTCCAAGTACCAGTGCTACTAATTTTGGACTTTTGTAGTGTTGGGATTCGGTCAACGTGGAATGTACCAGACGTAATCTTTGCAGCAGCTAAATCTGGAATACGGGCAGCATCTAGTGTGCCAGACGTAATCTTTGCAGCAGCTAAGCTTGGAATACGGTCAACACCAAGAGTGTCAGACGTAATCTTGTTGGCAGATAGGCTTGGAATCCTTGCAGCATCAAAGGAGCCGCTTGTCACAGCACTAGCAGCTAGTGCAATATCTACATTACTTGCACCAGTAATTCGACCTTGTTGGTCAACCGTAAATTGTCCAACACTATCAGCATCACCATAAGTACCGGTTGTAACAGCAGTGTTTGCAAGAGCAACAGTACCTGTAGTAGTGAATGTACCACCACTTAGGCCTGTACCAGCTGTGACGCTAGTTACCGTACCGTTACCAGTACCACGTTGTTGTGGTGCAAATTGAACCCACTGTGAGCTGTCACCGTCGTTGTAGTAAATGTAAGATTCACCTGTGGTTTTATCCCACCACATATCACCTGCATCTACACTTGATGTAGGTACAGTGTTGCTGATAAACACCGCAGCTTGGTTGGTATTTGGTGCTGCAATTTCAAATTCTTGTGCACTGTTACGTGTTAGGTTAACACCAGAACCTGCTACAATTTTAACAGTACTGCTGCTACTTCCACCAAGTGTAAAGTCTACATCATTACTGCTTTGAGTTGCAGAGATGTTGTAAGCAGCTTGTGCGGGATCAGCCCAAGTACCATCACCCTTGAGGAACTTAGTATCGTTACCGGAAGTGCCATCATTAACAACAATACCCTTTTGACTAGATCCAGCAAATGTAGCGATATCAATTTCAGGTGTTTTGGTAGCTGTAACTGACACAGCAGAGCCAGAGGCTGCACTAACTGCAGTAACAGGCTCAGTACCAGCAGAGATAGCGGTTACACGTCCCTGTGCATCAACAGTGACAGAAGTTGGATAACCAGATGTACCAGCACTCACTTTATCCGGCATAGCGGTGTCCTTAATGTCACCACTACCGTCAAAATAAGTAGCACTGCTATTTACAGCAGAGCCACCAACAGTCAAAGTTGTAGCATCTAAAGTACCACCAACAGTTACATTACCATTAAATGTAGATGTACCAGTAACAGCAACGCTTGCACCATCTGTACTTACATTGAATACGTCTCCAACTTTGAAGTTACCGTTGTGGTCACTGCTTGAGATGTAGACCTTACCAGCCCCTTCATTTATTACTTGATTAGCTTCAACAGGAGTACCACCGTTGTCAGGGTGAGCTCGGTAATCAGTACCAGCTCCTGCAAATTCAAATACGTGACCACCAGTGGTGATCGTAGAACGGAGGTAGAAGTAAACAGTTTGATCGTTAGTAACACTGACGTTGTCGTATAACTCAATGTCATAGACGCCAGAGCTAGGCTCAGTTACTGCTTTGATTGGATAGAAGTCAGACGCACTGGATGGGTTGTTAATAAGCGAGACAACCATATGGTTGACAGGCTTTGGAGTATTGTTGTTACGCTCCGACCAAGCAGTAGTAGCATCAATTTGAATTACATTGTTAGTGCTTGTAGCAGAAACAGTGCCTTCAAAGATAGAGTCAGAACTTTGACCATCAGCAACCAAACCAAACCGACCAAAGTCAGTTGTACAGTTGCTCATGTTGATCATGCCACCACTTTCTGCTTTGGCGTGGTAATGAGTGAAATGACCAAAGGTACTTACAAGTTGTGCGTAACCCTCGTTTCTAACCAACACACCAGGACCATCAAGACAAATGATGGTGTAAGCGTCAGTAAGGAATGAACGTAGTGGAGAGTCGGCATGTGGGACATTACCATCAACAAGCAAAGCGCCACCAGTAATGGCGGATGTTTGATCACCACCGAATGCAGGTTGGTTGGTTGTAGAGTGTGGTTGATAGTTTGAGTTATCAATTGCAGAGTCAGCAAAGCACGTTACATTTTGAACGTAAGGACTCTTGGTGAATTTAACAGCGTTACCAGCTCCGTCATTCTCTGCAAATGCAAAGAACCAACCTTGAGTTGTTGCTGCACTACTATTAGTGCCTGTAGCTAGATCAGTACGAGTACCACTTGCTTTCATGCCAGCAATGGTCATGTTAGCGACAAATGAACCAGAACCAAGCTGGAACATGGTTTCGTATTCAGAAGTGTTAGCTGAATTATCTGCTGTAGTGTTACCGTGTGGACCATTCTCCCTCACTTTATTCACTACGTCATTAGTGGAGGGTGCATAGTTGCTTGTGTTTCCAACGACCCACTTCTTAGTAGGGTGTGGGTGCACGAATACACTACGCATCGACAAACCAATAATCGATACATTACTCTTCCGTCCAAGGTCAATAGGCAGATATTCGCTATAAACACCGGGCTGAACAAAGATCATGTCACCATCTTCAGCTGTGTTAACAGCACCTTGGATGGTCTTCATTGGTGAAATAACACGGTGACCGTCGTTGTTGTCATCACCGTTACCAGCATCAACCCAGATCAAACGATTCTGGTTAATCCAAGTACCACCACCTGCTACACCGACCCACTCCGAACCATTCCAAACTGCAAGGTATTTGTTAAGCTGTTCGCCTTCCTCATTAACTGTATCGCTCGATCCAGACTCACTTAACCAAACAGTACCAGGCAGATAATCAGTTCCAGAAGGAGCGGTATTACTGACAATACCATCGTGACGTTTAGCAATAGCTTTTAGGGTTGCTACTTGATCATCAGTTGTGGCCCAATCTGTACCAGTTATAGTAGGTGCATTGTTGGCATAACCATAGACGGTTTCTGTTGAAGTGTTGATGTCTTCAGGTTTAATCCGATCAAGATCAACTGAGCCTTGACTAATACCAACAGTAATATTACCTGCATTAGGTGTATTGTCAGTAATGCTGATACCATCTGTCGAGTGCACTTCTGTTGTTAGTGCAGCTGCTAAGTCTTCGTCAATCTTTTTGACGACAGCAGCAGTAGTTGCAATTGTGGTATCGTTCGTCTGCCAAGTTTCGTTGGAAAGTACTGTCTCAGCACCACTGTCAAAGAAGAAATGTTTAACAAAGCCAATGCTTGCTGCATCGCTATCTGTAAACATAGAGCTGATATCTTGATCAGTGTCAACACCTGTGTAAATATCCTTTAGACCGGTAATCTTGTTACCGCCCATATCTATGTTGTCAGGGAATGTAGCCCCAAACTGAGGAACCTTATCCTCAGCAGCCATAAAGGCTTGTTCAAAGTTCTTGTTTAAGTCCTGTGCTCTTACAGAACCAGATGGGTAGAAATCATTTCTTGCGGCATCGTCCTTAGTGTCACGGTAAATTAAGTATTTATCACCATTAGTTACCGAATATGCAGCATCGAAAGTAATCTGTGACCCAGAGATTGTGTAGTCAGTAGGGGTTGATAGGTTGGTGGTTGCGCCCTCTTTCTTTACTTTCAGATCTGTTTCGTCGTTAACCTGAATACCGCTAAAGGTGTACGTTTTACCGCTACTTGCGATTGTAATAGTATCGTAAAGTGCCATTGGTTATTTGTTTTGGATAATTCCGTACTGGTTTTGCTGTATGTTCATATCAAGCTCCATTTCTTGAGAACGAATGTCGTCCAGATCTGAAATACTTTCTTCCGCAATTTCCTTTGCTTCTCGAATTGCCTTGTCAACACGGCTATAGATGCTGGCAAACTTTTCAATGATTACATCGTCATTGCCTCTCATCTCTCGCCTTGCTTTTCTTAGCTGTCCTACAAAGTCAATTGCTTCTGCGTCTTTTTTGATCTTGTTTAACTCTTGACGTAAATACGGATTCTGACCCATCAGGCTAAACAACTCTGCACGTTGTACATTGTTCAGCTTGATTCCACCTGAGCTTTTAGCAAACGTAGGTCTAGCATCATATTCAATGTCAATAAGGAACTGCCTTAATGGAGAAGGAGTATCCTTAATCTTTACTGGAAGTGTTGCATTTACTAAGCGTTCCCAGAACCCTTCTACATAGTTAATTGGTGTACCATCAACCCAGTCATATTGAGTAGGTAGTGCACCTTTAGGATCTACAACATCTAGATACTTATTCCTATTGCGTAGGTGTTGGCCGAATTCTTCATCTAGTACTTTTAGATCAGGATACATGACTTGACCAATTGTGTTCCTCAGTCCAGATAGCGGAACAAAACCACTTGCAGTAGTAGAAGCCCAACGCATCCAGGAGGCTGGGTTACCACTTAGGACATCCATCAACGGTTGCAGACCTTGCAAGGTTGAACGGTTAACAAATGCACCACCAAGGATGAAGCCCATCTTGCGACTAAAGTCCTCATATGCAGCTGTGCTGATTAGATCAAAGTTATCCATCACATCAACAGTGGTTGCCAACCAGTCAGCTAGTGGACCAATTTCTGCATAGCTGTAGTACTTACCGTCTAAACCTTTGATGGATTTAGGCTGCCAACCCATTTCACGACGGTTGTTCTGGCGTTCCTTGTCGTAGTGACCAGTACCAGTGATCCGATCATTCATGAACAGGAAGGTGGCTGCCCCAACAGCTACCTGACCTAAAGCAACACGACCTTTGATTTCATGCTGTAGGCTCTTAAACCTTTGCAAAGCAAACTCATCATTAGGGATTTGCCTGGATTTAAGGATCTCCTCAATCTCTTGAATGCTGTGGACTTTTCCAGGTAGACCAACAATCTTGTTGTAGTCACCAGCTAGAGCAGAAGCAGCGCTTCTGTTCCAGAATTGTCCAAGGATATTGACTGGAGTCCTAGAGAACAGCAGCCAAGGCTTTAGTGCCGGTAGATGTGTTGTGAGTACAGAAATACCATCTACAATGGGATTATCCAAACTCATAGTCGTTTCACGACTCATGTAATCAACAGCTTTATCAGCAATAAATCCATCCTTATCAAACATCTTGCTGTAGTAGTCATCAGCTGCTTTCTTTAATGCCTTGCCATCTACCTTCACCCCAGACTCAAGCATATTTGTGTAAGCCATTCCACGGGCTTCTCCGTTAGCAATAACAGCTCTGTTAAAGCCGTCCAATGCACTCAGAGCATTAGTACCCCAGCGAAGTACAGGATGGTTCTGTAGGTCAAACAACGACTCTGCAACATCAACCATGATTGCTGGACCATCGTTGCCATTCTCTGCATAAGCATCAGCTGCTAGACGTAGACCAGCCATTTCATCGGCTTGTCTGGTAGCGATGTTATCCCTCACCATATAAGGCACATTGTTTGGATTACGTGATGCCTTAGCAAACACCATACCCATGTGATTCATACCTTTAAGGAACGTCTCACCTACTGCTGAATACATGTACCAAGCTTTACGGAAGCTCTGCACATCTCTACTTGCCAATGCACCAATCATTGTTGCTACTGGCTTCTCTAACAGCATCGCTGCGTTACCAAAGCCAGCTTTAGCTGGAGTAGCGGGACTACTCAGTAGTGAGTTGTACAGGTTGCCGTAGGCGCCTTTGATCACCTCAGAGGGGATCTCAGGTTTCCCATCAATAAAAGCTTTCTCTACAGTTCCAAGTTTGTTGTTGACCCATTCATTTAGTTTGTACATGGAATCAACATTACCGTCTGTCAGCTCATTGACCTGCATCAATGGTTTTAGAAATTCAGGACGTGACTTACGGATGTTGTTTAACACATCTCTATATCGACGTGCCCTTTCAACAACACTAGCAACTGTGTCTTGTAAATCTTCAGTGATACCTTCTGCAGCTTCGTTTGCCTCCTTCTTGCCCATGCTGCGGATACGTTTCCACATGTTCATGTTTCGCAGGTTGGAACCAGCTAGCTTGCTAGCCAAACCTTTCTCTGCAGTCAGGTAGGTAATACGATCAATGATCTGTTCTTGTACACGTTCAATAGCGTCAGTACCATCCATAAGACGCATACCCTCTGCCATATCACTTACCTGCCCACCAAGAGAGTGGGTTAGATATGCCTGAGCTTTAAGGGTATCTAGATTGAAGAAATCATCTTTGTACAATTTGATTGCTTTAAATACACCCTGGTATCCAGCCTTATCTAGGACTTGGAGACCTTCCATGACGTTCTTATTCTCTTCAAGGATTGCCTTCATCATTTGAACGCTCATCCTTGGGTCAAACAAAACTGCTGCTAGTGCATCACCAGCATCTTCAATCTGTTTACTTGTAGTTAAAGTGCCGACAGCATCTTTGTATGAGTACTTACCACCTGCAGCAAGGCTTTCCTTGATCTGTTTGATGAATGTACGTTGTGTGATACTACCAGCTTCAAGACCATGCTTAAGAGCACCTTCTGAAATGATGCTCCCCATACGACCATATACAGTGTTCTTGTTATTAGCAATACGAGCGGCATCTACAGCAGCTCCATGGACGCCGTTTGGATCAACCGATCGAATACCTTGTTCGGTTGCTTCATACATATCGTTATCGATACCAAGCATTGGTTGATCTAAACTGCGGTCCGTTGAGCTGTTGTATCTGCCAAGCTCGTCCATAGCATCTTGACGTGCCTTAGCAGATACCTCTACGGCTTCCTTTGCTTCATCCAACACATCAAGCATTTCATTACCAGTCTTGGCTTTAACTAAAGCCTTTACCTGATCTTTACTTTTACGTCTGGAATCAAAGAACTTCTTAGAGGTTTCGTCTTCAGAGATAAACTCACCACGGATCTTGTGGTTACCACGGATGCCACGTGCAATACGTGAAGCACCTAGCAGTAGGTCAGTGAACGGTCCAAGGGCTGCTCCCTCTTTGACGCTCTTGTCCCTCTTAATGTCTGGGCTGTCATCATCCAGTGTGGCAATGTCATCAGGGATCCACCAGAACAACTCCGGCAGATACTTCTTCATTGCACCTGTGGCGTTATGACCATCCTTGGAGGTGGAACTGGTGTAGTCCACAGCAGCACCTACACCTGTCTCCAGTCCCATGACAGAGAACAGCTTGACCAGTGGATCCCTACCAATAGCCCAACCAACCTTTGCTTGAGCAGCTTGTCCGCCTTTAATACCTAGACGTGAAAGGATGAATGTAGGTATAACAACAGAAGCAATCTCCCTAAAACCTTGTGCAATATCGTTTTCAAATTTAGGAAGCTTAGGGAAATTTGCTGGAGTTAAGTTGAATGCATCGATAGCAAAGTCAACGGTTCCAGCAGCTGGTGAATTAACAAACTCTCTAGCAGTGTCTGTAAATTCCAGTACGTTCTGGCCTACATCTTGTGCCGTTTCAACGTACCTCTTTAGTCCATCTTGTGTTTCTTTTTCTTCTTGTTGATGTACTTGTTCAATCTGTTGCTCGGCACCCATAGCCGTAGCAGATGGACCGGCAGCAGATTCTTCAAGTAGTTCCTGCTCTTGTTGTTGTTTCTCTTGTGTTTGTCCCAAAAGAGCAGCATTATCCTGAAGGGCTTCATCGGAAAATGAACCCTCATTGGATTGTGTTAACGCCTCGTAAGGGTTTAATTGTTCCATGAAAGTAAGTTAGTAAAGTCCAAACCTCTCTTCAGCCAGTGCATTCAGGAAAAAATCCATCATCTCTTTGTGTTTTTTAGCTGGTTGGCCGTAGTGACTCTTGTTTTGTTTATTGGGAATGCTTGCCCATTCTGGTGACAGTTTGTGCATTATTTCTACGGTCAGTAGTTGATTAGGATCAACATTGCGCTTTCTTATCAAAAAGAGTGCTGCATCATCTTGGCGTTCAGGTGTGAATGCACCACCACCAGCCAATTTCCATGTTGCAGGCATGATCTGGTATGCACCAGCTGCTGCACTTGAGTAACCACCTGCTTTATTTACACGATCTGGGTGAGCTGAAAAGTCTTCAATCAATGACCCACCAAACATCATTTTATATCCATCAGCTTTATGAGTACCCTCCGCCCATCGAATTGTCCGCAGGTACGCACGTTCCATAGGAGTCAAACCTTGTCTAGCGATTGGCACGTAAGCGTCTTGCTCAAAGTTTGATACTCTTTTTACCCCATTAATGGCTTTGTGACGTTGAAGTATCTTGGCAGTTGGGTTATTGTTTAAAGCTGCATTAGTCCCAGGTGCCAGTGCACGTACCGGTGGGAATTCAACCTTCAGACCATATGCATTTGCAGCTCTTTCTAATACGTGTAGTCGGTTCTCATCCATGATGCTTGCTGTATAACGCATACGAGCATCATTGATTTGACCAGTTTCAGTAAAGTTCTTGAGTGTTGCTTCGACTTCTTCTTGTGTACCAAATGTACCTTTCATCCCAAGGGCTTCCTTACCGTGCTCGTGAAGCATCTTCATGGTTGGTTGAAGGAATGCCTGTGCTTTAGTCCTGTTTTCCAAATCACTTGGTTGATTTCCAATCAATGGGAAACGATCACCTGGATTTGGTTTGGGGTTTTGTTTAAAAATACCTTCCCCCTTTTGGATCATCTCAGATACTTGGAATCCTGCATTTTCAGCCGCCCTGTCTGGAGGCATAGTTGCTAAATTTATTTGATAAAATTGTTCAAGCATTGCTCTTCCCTGCTGTATTGCTGCTTCCGCTTCAACAGTCCTTTGGTCATTAGGTCCGATATTGAATTTCTGCAGCAGTTCTCCATCAACACCTTTGGCAACCCTGTCGTAGACAGTTCCTCTTTGTTTTGTTTCCGCCTCAATTGCTAGAGGCATAAACTCCTGTTGAAGTTGATAATTAGGAACTGACCTAACTAGCTTTTGGTTAATGTATCCACCTGTCACAGCGTTTTGAAGCATCTCTCGTGCTTCAGCTAGCTGTTGGTCATCCCATGAAAGGCCACTACGGATGAACTCAAGGAAGGGAAACTTAACTCCGTTCTTCCTCTCCTCATCTCCATACATTTCAGTAAGCTCATCTTCAGTTAGAGGTCTCTTAAGCTCCTTCTCTTTGGCAATTACTTCGTCTCTAATCTCCTTGTCACGCAGGTTGATAGCTAAGCGTTCTTCACGTAGTGTTTGCTCACCATCCTTGATTTTCTTTGTATTCTCGTAAGTAAGGAACGCCTTGAGCTTGGTTTTAAACCGGCTGGCATAACTTTGCTTACCATCAGATGCTTCATTGAACATCTTTGTGATGTCAGAAGCTTTCAGAAAACCAACATCAATACCTTCTTTTATCCAGGACTCCAGTACACGCCATCCTCCAGCTAGACCTAGAAACGTTTCGGTAGATTTATTGTCATCTAACTCAGTAGATAGTTTTAACAACGCCTTATCTGTAGTGATCTGCCCAGTAATCCATAGATTCTTGATGTCCTGCTTCTCTTTAAACGACACACTCTTGTTGTGTAGAGTGCTGTGTGCAGCAAGCAGTTTACCCCTGGTTTCATCCACATACTTGTCAATATGTGCAGCCCTGAAGTCAGCGTTCAGGTCACCAAATGGTGCCAAGTTTGCTTGAATAACTTCTTCTAAGATCCCTGCATATTCAGCAGGAGTTGTCATAGGAGTAACAAGAGGATTACCCTCTTCATCCTTTAGGCTATTGAGATGACTTTTGATCTTTGACGGAAGCTGTTTACCAACAACCTCAAAGGTTGCAGTCAGCTGTGCATTACCTCTATGACCGCCACGTCCTTTGATGCTGTTGATGATTGCATAGCCATAACCTTTTGCTGCCAGAGCAGCAGCATCCATGTCATTCAAACCTTGAGCTTTGGCAGCCTCGTACTCTTTGTCGTACTGTTGTTGTGCAAGGCGCTGCTGTTCAGGCAGGTTCTTTGCAGCTTGTGCACGGCCAATAGCTTTTTCGTTATCAACTAGAGCCTGTGCACCAATGCCAACTAGCCCTTTAATAGTTCCAGAGAACTCCTTGAGTTCTGCCAATTCCATAGCAGATTCAATCTGCTCACGTTGTTCTTTATGAGCTCGCATTTGGCCTTTATAGGCTTGTACTTGCTCATACTCACGCTTGATATTCTGTTGTTCTACCTGTGCATTTTGCCGTAGCTGTCGGGTTGTATCAGGAGCTTGGGCAGGACGAAACCCTTGGGCTTGTACATAGCCCTGATATGGAACCCTTATTTGAAAACTCATTTGTTTTATTTAAGTAGTTAGGCCAGTTTCCCCCAAGCATTCTTAATCTTATCTCCGAATGTATTAGCTTCAGACGCTTTAGGTACAAATGGTGCTGCCATTTTCATTCCAGATGCAATTGAATTGAATCCAGAAATGAACTGATTAGGACGTTCAGGTCCTTGGAAAGTACCAGACCTAAATACACCAATTGACTGCAGCTCAGGAGCAAAAGCAACGTTTGCATATGCCTGTTCGTTAGCGATGTTTATATCCCTGGCTACTTGATCCAGTGCACGCATCAAACCCTCTTGTCTTCCAATAAGGTTTTGTTGTTGTATTGCTTGCTGTCTTCCGTACTCACCTTCACCTTCAATAGCCTCAGCTCTCATAGCGGAAGCACTTGTGCTGCCACTCGCTGCTGCTCTACCAGATGACTGGACACGCTGCTGTTCCATCTGTTGTGACTCGACCATGGCAGCGGCCAGCTGGTCATTGAACTGGATTTGATAATCAGTAGATGCGATATTGAATGCATCCCTGTTCCATTCCAATTGTTTGTTGTACTGATTTAGCTGATGATCCCAGATCTTCAGAGTGTAAGCATTTGCTTTCTCTACTTGTTGTTTTTGCAACGTGTAGTTTTCAAGCCTTTGTTGCTCTTGGATCTTGAATTGCTTACGTGCAGCTCCACGTTGCCGTGAGTATGCATCTTCTTTTTGATACCACGACCATCCAGCCCCTAAGGCTGCGACTCCGCCTGCAATTAACATTAGACTCTTCTATAGAATTTACTTGTTGCTCTTCCTTCCCACGTAACTGACAAAAGATTGACTGGTAATGGTGAGTCACCGATGGCCGTAATTGTCACGTTCTTATTACGTTGGAAAACCGGCACAGTCTTTGTGTCCCCAAGCGAGACGTTCAGAGCGTTGTATGTGTAGTCGCCAATATCAGTATTCACCTTTGTATATGTAACAGGTTCAATACCTTTAATGTCAACTTTGTAAGAAATAGGACCGCTTGGTCCAGTCAACACCTTCAGCTGCTTCAGAATTAGATCACTGTCAGAATCGGTTTGTGGGCTTTGAGCATCGCCACCTTGCAGGTAGATAGTAGGTAACTCAACTTCCATTGTGTATTTCAAGCCAAAGATAATATCTCTGCCTCGTAGATCACCACTTATTTTCCAAGTCACAAGGCCATAAGCGTCAGTGGTTGGCCCACTAAGCGGTCTGATGTCTACTGAGGCTGCTTCTGTACTATCAGCATAGAAGTAAGAAGACTCACCCTCTAGGCTCTGCTGGTTAGCTGTGTCTAACAGTACTGCATATGTACGCTTGGTGAAGTTACCAGAGTACGGAAGATAATAGATGGTTTCATCAGTTGTACTGTCATATTCAGAAGCAGGGTTTAGTACCCACATATCAAGACAAGGGTCAAACTGGAAGTCATCTACTTTTAGATACCCTGTTGTGTTCGCTTGATTAAGATTGTAGCTAACTAAATAGCACCTATCATTATTGTCATGGATAACTGCATAGAGATCACGATCATCAAAGAAAAGATGAACCAACTTTCCAGGCAAACTCCATTGATACCAAGCTGTAGCTAGCTCCCTTTCACCAACACGTAGAAATCTATATTGGTAGATTGTTTCAGTACCTGTCTCACCAAAGCAAAGGATACTCTTAGGTGGTGATGTAGCTACTTTATCAATAGTGGCAGGCAACAACTCAGGCACAATCTGTGTATGCTCAAACGTGTTAGGAGCTGAAGTACTACTTAATCCTACTAATTCAAATGAACTTAAGAAGTTCTTTGTTTTAGAGAAGAAGACAGTTGACGTTCCCATTGACTTAGCTTCTAACTTGGTGTCAATATTGAACTTACTAATAGTATTAATGGTAGCTGTCTTTGGACTCAGGATGTCATTGTTTGTGGTTAACAGGAACTGCTCTGATGTACCAAACAGTACGACACCAACGGACGTTTGAGAAACATAGGATAAGTCAACAGGTCTTGTGGACACTGCAGATACATCAACAGGATCATCGTCACCAACAGCCATTGCTGACTTAGCGAAGAAGTCGTAGAGTTTATTTGCTCTACTCATCTGTACATGAGATCCAGTCAGGAAGCATAAACGGTTTCTATAAAAGAACATACCGTTTATATTTTTACCTACAAAAGCTGGATCAGGGTTAGTAATTGCATCACCTACCCTCCTGTCTTCCCATGTAATGGGCTTTAATTCAAAGTAGCCTGCACTGGTCCGTACAAGCTTGTGTGGCAGCGTGAGTGGATCTAGTTCATACGCAATACCGCCTTTAACACACTCAGTCCAAGTACCTTCACCCCCAGTGCCTTCAGTAGTAACGTCAGGTATAATGTACTCAACGTACATATCATCTACGTCAATACTTTCAGTATTAACCACCTTAATTTTTTTCCCAGAAAATCCACTCTGCGGTAGTCTGGTTACATCACTGACTTCATTGTGTACAGCAATGATGTAATCAAGACCAGGACCTAATACTTCAATGTCAGTAATTTCGTAATCAGCTGCTGGTTTAAAATGAATGACATTGTTAAACCTTTCTACTGTGTAGATCGAACTTTGTGAACCGTGTGCGTTACCTGTTGTGTCAGTAATTGATGTATAGAAAGCATCTAAACTAGATCCATTGTATGTATGATTAGAAGCAGGGTTGGGGAAAGTGCCAGTGTTAGATGGAGTGCTAATCTGCTTCCAGTGCACATTAATAGTGTAAGCTCCTGCCGGTACAAACGTACGCAGTTCTACCAGCCACGAATCAGGCAAGCCTTGTGGTGATGTCGTAGCTTTATAGCTAACAACCTTCTCTTTATTCAGGATGTAAGTTACATCATTGTCAGTAAGGAACTCTAAGTTTTTTGTATCGGTTACTCCTAAATAGTTTGTAGAAAATAGAGGTCCAAGTTTGGTTGTGTTGTAACTATCTAGCGCATTTATGTACTGACCGTACTGATGGCCACTTGCCATTCTCCTTGTTCTCGGGCTTTTCCAACCATCCCAGAAGTTCCCAGGAGTACTTGGTGTTCCAGATCCAGCTGTAGTAATCACAACTTCATACAGCTTGTAACCCATTGCCGCAAGGTTAGGGTTATCACTAGTCCTCTCGTTGCCTAATGTAAATCCAGTAGGTGCGGTAGTTGTCACTGTACTGTTGTCGAACCAGTAAGTAGTCCCAGTCTCTTGGTGAACAGCAGCACCCCACTTGAGCCATGTATGTACGTTGCCGTAATCAAAGGTTGAGCTCAGTTCGTACTTGCTCTCTGATCTACTACTGGCATCATGTGTACTCTTTGCATAATCGTATAAACTCTGCTTGTGATTTTTTACGTTGTTGTAAAAAAACCACATTGCTGTGTCATAAGCACCCCACTTATCAATTACATCTTGCAGTGAATTTGCTGGTGGTGATGTGTTGCCAAGCGACCCTTGAAAATCAGATCCAGCGTACTGAGTCGGTGTTAACAGTAAAGACCTATCAACAAACATCTCAAAGCCATCAGACATTCTCCAAATTTTTACATCTGGAACTTTAACACTGTTGATCTCTTCAACTGTGTATTGACATATGTACTTTTCATTTGCATCCCTAAGGATTTCAAACCAGACACCTTCAGGAGTGGAGTTACTGATTGCACAACCACATAGGTCTTGCTCATACTTTGCGCCAGGTCTTTTCAACAGGCCAAGTGCAAATTCAGGGTATCCATTTTCTAGTCTTCGTACTTGTCCTGGTATCTTTTTGGTATCAGGTTGCTGACTAATACCACCAAACAAGTTAGGTATCTTCTGTGAAATTGCTGTCATCGTGTAAGCACATTAAATGGTTGATAACTTGCTCCGTAGTATTCGCCTTCCTTACATCCAAACATATTGTAGTCGCCTTGGTTGGTTTCATACTCCAACAAAGCAACACGTGACTGAGCTTCTTGTTCTTGCAGTAGCTGGTACAACTCAGAGTCACCAACAAGTTTCACAGACGCTAGACGTGCAGCACGATTAATGATGTATGTTTGAGCAATCTTTGGTACGTCGTCAAAAGAGAACAACCATACCATGTCAACAACAAGGTCCTCAGTAAAGGTATAGCTATGTTCTTTCTTGTCGTATAAGAACCCATCTCTTTTTACGATATCGTATTTACCTTGATATTTATCTTCGTTTGCATCAACAGCTAGAGCATTGGTTGGGTAGGTGATCTTATTGGTAACACTGTTCCGTGTTAACTCAACATGATTTTCAGTGTTGAAAGTCCAACCTTCAGACTGTACCTGTCTGTTGACTTCTCTAAGTGTCTCCAAGGTGATGTACACCTCAGGGTTTTTCATATCCAAAGTGGTGACAGGTGCCTGTCCCACTGAGCTAAGTATTTGATTTACAGCATCCAGTTCGGTGGACACAGCATTAGTAGGAATAGACATGTCGTATAGATATAAAAAAAAGGAGTCCCCGAAAGGACTCCCATATAAAAAATCAAGCGACGCTAATACGCTCGTTGACAGTAGCACTCTCAGAACGTGCAGTCAGGTTGGCGTTAGAAGAACCACCACCTGCAACGATCTCAACAGCACCAGCAGGGTTCAGGTGCGATGCACCCATAGCCAAGCGACCAACGATCAGGTCACCCTGGTACATGACAGACACGTCACCAGAGGTAGTTTGAACGGAAGGACCGATAGCCTCAACAACGCCCACAGAATCCTTGTGCATAATGATGCCTTGGAAGTTACGAGCAGCGTGAGAGTAATCATTGTTCTCACCATCAGTGTGAGTAACAGCTGCGCTAGGTAGGTTGTTGGACTTGAGGATCTTGATGCCAGCAATGCTGTACACACCATTACCACCTTGCAGACCAGAGCCAACTTCATCGCGGTTGATGAGGTTGTTGCTTACCTGAGTGATCAGGTTGTAGTAGCTCTGAGGAGGCAGAACGGCAACACGTCCATCAGCAGGTACGTTGGTCTCATCGAAGCGAGTAGCTGCAGCGAAGAAAGCCTCAACCAGTTTGGCTGAGTGGTTAGCTTCACCAGCACGGTTCGCATAGCCGATTTCAATAGTTGCACCAGAGTTCTGGCCAGTTACAGCGCGGGGCTGCAGTGCTGCGTTAGCGGCAGCAGCGAAGATTTTCTTGTCGTATGCATCAGCCAAGCTGTAGCCGATCTTACGTGCGATCTCACCACGCAAGTCGTAATGAGCAAGAATTTCATCCAAGTTGTAGACGAAAGTACTGGCGACCAACAGGTCATCCATGATGATCGTCTTTTCACCAACTGGCATTTGGTTAGCAGTAGTACCACCATCAGCCGTGGCACCCAGGATTGGGGAACCAGGGACATGGTAGTAAGCTTCCAGACCACCAGTGAAGATGAACTGCATACTCTTACCGTTCTTGAGAGTACGGCGAGTGCAGAGATCTTTAGCGATGT